AGCCTCTCAGGGTACCAGATTTAAATTTAACGTCGATAATGTCGGCGGCGCTTCATTGGTAACTATTGTATTACCAACAGGAATAACGGCCGGTAGTGTTTTGACAGGTGGCACGCTTTTGACTGTTGCCGCTGGTACGGTCGGTCAGTTTGAACTATATGTACATTCAAATACTTCTATTAACATAGCCCGTTTATATTAAATTTTATGCCCATATTATTAGGAAATTCAAACGGCGCCGCTAATTTAACGGCCACAGTTACAACCAGCAACGGAATAACCGGTAACGGATCACCGGCAAACCCCGTACAATTAGGCGGAACAGTTACCGCGTCCCCTGTTATAAATATTAGCGGATCAAATCAAATTTTAATTCAAGGCGTTAACGGATTGGGATATTATCAAAATATTATTTCTAATGTTTGGGAATATGTGGTAACAAATGGAACCGGACTAATTGGTATATCTATTGATTCAACAAACGGGATAATTATAAACGACAATATTTTAAATAATGGAATAATAGGGCAACAGCTCTATAACGTTTCAAATCCTAAACAGTTTGCACAATATGGGAATATACCAAACGTATCAAATACGCCTAAAATTGTCAAAGCAAATTTATTTCCGGCCATCACATCGACAACGGTGGTTTTTACATACACAAACCCCGGGCCTGGAATAAATTTATATCGGTTAAATACTAACTTTTCTTACAATTCAGGAACCGGGACTGCAGCATTAGCGGCAACCGGAATTGACGCGGCCAGCAATGCCTATAACATAGCACGCGGATCATTAATTTCAACAGGTTCAAATTATACTAGTCCGTTAACTATTGCCATATCATCGGGATCAACGATGACTTTAACGCTAACAATTACGGGAACCGTTACCGCTGAAGTTTGGTATTGTCTTGAACAACTGCCTTACCCGGTATAAAAAAATAAAATCGCCGAAGCCTGGGATTTTTGCCGGTGGCCATTGGCCCCGGTTTTTTTTTATCAAAACTTTTATATATTTGAAAACTCATTAGCCGCAGCATGATTTATAAAGTTTTTAAATTCCTATTTTTTTGTTCAATTATTACGACCATGGGTTTACTATTGTTGGCTTTGTGGGCATTATATCTAATTTTATTAATATGAAATCATGGGAAAAAAAACTGTTAAAAGCAGCCGTTAAAATTTTAACGGTAAAACTTAATAATACTATTGAGCAAGCAGCTGACCGGATTGTAACCGGCCAAACCAAAAAAACGACAACAATAGACTTAAAAGAAACAGACTATAAAATAATTAAATAAAATGACAGATTTAAAATTTAGCGTAGAAACCATTTTTGTGCAAAGATTGTGCGAAAAATGTAAAGCCGGATACATGACATACACCGGATCACACTTGGAAGCAAAAGAACCCTCTTATCATCATCAATGCAGCAACCCAGCCTGCCAGGTAGTTAATTATATCCGAGGGCAGCAGTTCCCACAAATTAGAAACATTGTAGAGGAAGCAGCACTTCCCGGCAACGTGTCAAATATTGACATTGAAAAACACACTATCCCACTGGTAGACGATCAGAATAAACCCAATCTATCAATAATTTAAAAATTAAGTTACCATGGCAAAAATTAAAGATTTAAAAGGTTTTTTACGGGTTGTAATGCCGGTTCAAAAACTAAGCGATGCAAAAGAAACACCTATACAGTATTTAGTCGTAGAAGTTCCGGGTTATGTTAATAGCTACGGAGAAAAACAAGGAAAAGATCAACAATGGCTTATCCAGATTTTGGGCGAAAAACGGATAAATGATTTTAATATAAACCAGGATCATATCAATAAAAAAATACAAATTGATATTTTTACTGAAAGTTTTTGTATTGAAAGCAAAATAGAGGGAAAAAACCCCTTTTACGTTGTTAATAACACGCTATTTGCATTTAAAATTTTAGGGTAATGGATGAAAACCAAAAAATGACAATACACGAAAAAATTACACTGTCTGTAATTGTTTTTATGCTGTTTTTATCTATTTATTTAATTTTCTTTGGATAATAAAAAAATCCTATATTTGAACGCCCAGGCGAACGAATAAAGGCAATGTTGCGGAACAACCCCAAACAATAACCTGGGCGCCGGTCAGCACGACATTAAACCGATCTTTAATAAGGTCGGTTTTTTTTTGCCCTTATTTTTTTAAAATTCGTCAGATCGGCAACCATTGTAAAAAAACCGTAAATAAAACTTTATAAAACGAAAACTTTTAATTTACTTTACGCCGATAAATTAACATTTAATCCGCAACATTATGGAACTTACCGCAGTAACCACGGCACAGCGTACCGTAGAAAATCTCAATCTGGCAATTAAAAAAGCCAAACAATTAACAAATTATTTTCAAATCAGATTAACGGCAGATCATAACAGCTACGTTATTATTAACGTTTACGGAATGATTTTTATAGGCGTACCGGCAGACGAGGACACCCCTAAATTTTTTAGCAATCGCGACACCTACACAATGACCGGCCCGGATGGCACCCCGGAATTAAAACATTTACAGCGTTTATTTAAAAACCCTAAATTTTAACCATGACCCACGGAAGTTTATTTTCTGGTATTGGTGGGTTTGACCTTGCTGCCGAATGGATGAGCTGGGAAAATGTGTTTCATTGCGAATGGAACGAGTTCGGAAAGAGAGTATTAAATTATTATTGGCCTAACGCTATATCATACCATGACATCACAAAAACAGATTTCACTATTCACAGAGGATCAATCGACATTCTTACAGGGGGATTCCCATGTCAACCCTACTCAATGGCAGGAAAACGGAAAGGCAAAAACGATGAACGCCACCTGTGGCCGGAAATGCTTAGAGCAATTAGAGAAATTCAACCGCGTTGGGTTGTGGGCGAAAACGTTTTCGGCCTTATTAATTGGAATGGAGGGATGGTATTCGACGAAGTGCAAGCTGACCTGGAAGCTGCGGGGTACGAAGTGTGGCCGTATGTACTTCCAGCTTGCGCCGTCAACGCCCCGCACAGAAGGGATAGGATTTGGTTTGTGGCCTACGGTCACAGCAATGGACAGCACTGGAGCGACAGCGAACATGAAATCGAGCCAATTAAAAGAGGGGAGTATGCACTCAATGACATTGAGCAGGTTTGTGATGTTGCCTACACCAACCACAATGAAAGGCGGAGCGCAAAAGGTGGAAGGGTTAAAGAAAACGAGGCCATCGGGGCAGACTTACAGCAGTCAGCTGCAAGATTTAGCGATATCGGGATTACTACCAACACCGACGGCGATGGAGGGCGAAAAAATAACAGGCAAAGAAAATCAGGACTCATTAACAAAAAGAGCAAGATTAACGACTGGTCAAACTTCCCAACTCAATTCCCGGTTTGTGATGGAAATGATGGGATTTCCACCCGACTGGACGGAATTACCTTTTCAAAATGGCGAAACGAAAGCATAAAAGCCGCGGGTAACGCAATAGTCCCGCAAGTAGTTTATCAAATTTTTAAAGCGATAAAACAATATGAAAGCAATATTTAAAAACCCTAAATTTTAAACCAATGGATGCAAAAGCACTAAAATTTTTAAAAGATGTTATAAAAGAGGAAAAAATAAAAGCCTCTTTTAGACACACGCAGGCGTTTAACGCCATTTTTGTAAAAGGTCGTAAAGATGTAACACGAGTGCAAAATATTTTGCACGTTCTGAACTATAAAATCTTATTTACACAACCTTTAAAGGATAACCATTTTGAAATACTTTTTTTAGAATGACACGAGTAATAAACTTTAGCGGCGGAAAATCATCGGCATTAATGACAATTTTACTAAAACCTACCCCGGATGATATTGTAATATTTTGCGACACAAAACGCGAACACCCCGCCACATATAAATTTATTGATGATTTTGAACAGCACGAAAAAATCAAAATTCATCGGGTAACTTATACAAACAAAAAAACGCCAAAGTTAACCGGCTTTGAAGCCTTAAACAGATCTAAAGTATATTTACCAAACAGAACGCACCGTATTTGTACAGCCCATTTAAAAGTAATAACAGCAAAACGATATTTACGCCCCCTGGTTGGTACATCATTTTATCAGTATATAGGTTTTCGATATGATGAAAAAAATCGGGTAGATAATTTTAAAAGCAGTTATAAAAAGGTTAAAACATTTTTTCCTTTATTTAATCAAAAAATTAATAAAGAAATGGTTAACCAATATTGGTTAACTAAACCCTATAAATTAGAAATACCTAGCATTTTAGGTAATTGCGATTTGTGTTTTTTGAAAGGCAAAAATGTAATAATAAGAATTTTACAACACTTTCCAGATCTGGCCGATAAATGGATAAAAGACGAGGAAGAAATGGCAGCCAGGAGACGATTAAAAACTACTTATTTTAAAGACTGCACATATAGAGATTTATTAAATATTGCTAACTCTCAAAAAACTTTATTTGATTCTGGCAACTTTGAACAAATGGCCCCGGCTTATAGTTGTTCGTGTACATCTTAAATATTTAAAATGAAAGCCAAACAAAAAATTTTTGTAGTTGCTGAAATACAGCCGTGTGCAGATATAGATAATCAGTTTTTTTTCACCAACTATAAATTTTTGATTTATTGTACAGATCGCAAAACAGCAGAAACAATTTTACAAAACGTTCAGGAACCTTATTATTATCTTACTATTTTAGAGATATACGAATAAAACAAAATCTTTAAAATTTAAACCTAGCCCAATTAAGCCAGGTTTTTTTATGCACAATTTAAAAGCATTTACAAGCCCGTAAACAGGTTTTTATATTGGTTTATCATATACGTACCATTGCTCGACAAAATGCCAAGAGATAAAACCCTTGCAAGTAATAAAACAAAACAATAGTTTTACAGTCCAGGCCGCAACATTATGTTAGTTGAACATTTACAAGTCCGATCTAAACAAATTATACACTATAACAGGTATATTTCAGATGATCCGTTTAGCAGATCGAACAAACAAAAACAAGCCGCAGAAAATTTAAAACTGCAAAAAACTTACACCGGCGTACTTTGCCCAGGCGCAAAAAAACGATTAACTAAAGCCCTTGAGTTATTAATAACAGGCGCAAAAGAAAAAACCGTAATCAAGCAAAACCACCATAAAATAAAATTTAGCGTAAATTTTATAACGTTTACAATTTATAGTTTCGGTAAAAAAGTACCGGCAAATGAAGCGGCCAAAAATTTACTTGAACCGATGCTATTATGGATGAAACGCAAACACGGGTTAAAATCCTACGTTTGGAAAGCAGAATTACAAGCGAATAGAAAAGACTGCAAACAATTACATTACCATTTAACTACCGACACATATATACCATGGCAAGAAATGCGCGACAAGTGGAACGAACTGCAAAAAAATTGCGGGTACCTGGACACATATTTTGAAAAATACGGCCATTATAACCCAAATAGTACAGATGTTCACGCACTTTATAAAATTGGCGATCCTGTTAAGTATATTACAAAAGAAGTTTTAAATGCTTCGGACGCAATCGAAAAAAAATATAAAGCAGCAATACAAAAAACAATAGGCAAAAAAGATATTTCTGATTATACGGCCAACGACTGGAATATAGTAAACGAAGTAACTAAAACCGTACAAAATCAGGAAAATGTAGGCGGCAAAGTTTGGGACTGTTCACTAAATTTAAAAGCGGGATCATATTACGAAACCATGCAAGACCAGGCCGTTATGGATAAAATTGAACGGCAAATAGAAGTAGAAAATATTATAAAAGTAGAAACCGATCATTGTAATATTTATAAATTCAAATCTGGCCCCGCTTACCAGGTACTAACCGAAAGATTAAAACAAGAATTTTTTAATAATACTAACCAAATCTATAATTATCAAAGACAGGCGCCCGCCATTGTTTCAGATCCTAGCCCACCACAACCACCAAAGCCAAAAATTAATTTTTATATAGACCAAACTTTGTTTAATAAGTCTTAAAAACAAAAGTTTTGTTGATAATATTGTTAATTACTGTATTTTTCCGTTCGCGCAATAGCGCGAAGTTATCAAAAAAAAAAGATTCGTTTTTTTTGCCAAAATCAAAAAAAATATTTTCATATTTGAAAACCAGGCAAAGGCGCGCGTAAATGCGTTTAAATTGCTATGGATCAAAGTACAAAAACGGTTTTAATAGTTGGTGGCCTTGCAGTTTTTGGCCTTATGTTGCTTTCTTCAAGCGCATCCGCAACTAATACAGCTTACACCCCATCGCAGGATCAAATAAATTACATAATAAACGCCGAGGGTTTTAGTCCCACAGCTTACGCAGATCCACCAAATCAAACAAATACCTACTCCATTGGATACGGACACCAAATACAACCATCCGAAAATTATTTAATAAACTCAACAATCAGCAAAGCGCAAGCGTTACAATTTTTAAATAATGACATTGCGCCCTTAATAACTCAAATAAATAACGCTGATTTAAGTTTTACACAAGGGCAGTTTGATGCTGCATTAGATTTAGGATATAACGCGGGACCAGGCGCGTTAAATGGCTTAATATTTCAATTTGTAAACAATGGCGCCGACGCGGTCGCGGAATGGTTGCCTAATCATTATATCACAATTAATAAAGGCGCAATAGTTTTACAAAGTTTGGTAAACCGCCGGTTAGATGAGGTAAACACCTGGAATAATTAAAAAATGAAAACTAGCACCGTTTTAATATTAGCAGGAGTCGGCGGACTTATTTTATATAGATATGGTAATTTAGCTGTTGCGTCAAATGACTTAAATATCTCTTTTAATTCTATTGATATTAGTAATTTTCCTAACGCAAACGTTAGTATCTTGGCTCAAAATGTTACCAATACCCCAATAACAATAAACGCCTTAGTTGCCAATTTAACCGCGCAAAATTCCCAGGTCGGAACCTTATCTTTATTTAATCCGGTAACTATTGCAGCAACGTCGCAAACTGTAATAAATTTAAACTTTACGGCTTCGGTTTTTGGTTTACCGACCGCCGTAATAAATACAATTACGAACGCAACCGGAAATTTAACATTCAATATTCAAGGAAATATAAACGTTCAAAGCATACCGGCCCCGATACCGTTTAATATTACTCAAAATTTTGTAAGTGGTAGCTAAATGGTTTCTATTTCAGCAGTTAAAAATAAATTGCCGGAACGTAACCGGGAAATTTTGTTA